AGGATATACGGCTTGAGAAATCAAAGTGGTTCCCGGAACATTTTCTATTCTTGAATTACGACCATATTGAGTTACCCCAACACGACCATTCATTATTCTTAAATATTGCGCATCTTCTAATAAATGCAACGAATCATCCTGATTCGCTCCGCCTGTAAATATCTTTTTACTTCTAATCATCTAATTAGTATTTAGGAGATGCTTGACTATTCTTTTGAACAATTCTTTTAATTTTCTCAACGCTCCAATCAGCTTTTCTGGCTCTTAATATTTTTCTTTCACGCACATATTCATTTTGAGCCGTCTGCCTTTCGCCAAGATTATAATTCCTATTGTTCTCCCTAGTCTGCCAATTAATATAAGCTTGTATCGTTTTTATAGCGTATGGGTCTATCTGTGTAGCCGCATCTGCTTCTTGTCCATCAGACACATATTGAAGAACTATATTTTCAACAGAATATGTTTGGTCTAATTGAATCTGATTTCTTTCTTTAAAAATCTGGAAAGTATCTTCCTGATGGCCTGCACCAAAACCAAAGCTTCTACCAATATTTTCACCATAGTCATTATATCTTACGGTAAACCATTGAGCATAAGGTAACGCACCATAATACAATTGAGCAGAATTGGTATCAGAAGAAGTTACATTTTCATTCCAAGGTTGTTCTGCAAAATTTAGATTTTCATTAAGATTAATTAAAGGATTTAATGTATTTGTAGGAGTCAATGGTCTTATTCTTTGCCCAACCATTACACCTACTGTTACATAATCTTGATAATCGCTTGGTAGCTCTGCTGCATTAATTGTTTGGTCTACAGGTATAATTTTTGTATTAATTACACGCAAATCATCAAACGTAATATCACGTAAGCAATCTGCTGCATAAACCAAAGATTGCATATACCAATGCAATGGGTATCCCTTTTTAAGTAGGAAATTTTTTACTATATAATCTAGTGATGCGGTAGTCATTATTGATTAATTTTATTTGTTGCAGCATTATAGTTATCAACTATTCCGCTTTCTGGTGTAACAATTGTAAATTTAGCATATACCTTTTCTATAATCTCATCTTCTGCTCCAGCAGGTATTGGTAATGGGTCTGTGTTTGAATAAAGTGAAATATCCATAACAACCAAATACATATTAACAGAATTAACACCCAATAGTGTTATGTCTTTAGAAAAAACAACAGTAAAATTTCTTAACTCATACCAAACGCTTCCCAATAAATCGTTTAATAATTTATCTGCTTTAATTAAAGCCCCTTGTCCTAAAGGCACAGGTATATAATCATTATCATTTTCATCAGTAATCCTATATACGCCCATATTTCTAGGAAGCGATATTGGCATTACTGGTAATGTTGCCTTTGCTTTATCTCCATAACTAGAAACGGGTATGTTTTCGTAAAACGCAACCATTAAATTATCTGGTATGGTTTCTCCAGTAGGTAATGTTGCAGAATAATATTGCATTTGAAAAGTTGAATTAACAACTTGCTCAATTGCTTTTACAACATCTTCCATTTGAACAGGCTGGTTATTATCTCTATAACCACCAGCTAATCTTGTTAAGATTTGTTCAGCCATTAAATATTTAGTAGTGCCTGCCATTTTTATTTAGTTTCTTGAGTTTGAATTTGAGCGAATTGCTGAATATCTTGTTCAGCCATATTGATACCCCAAAACTTCAACGCTCTTGACATAATATTGTTAATATAAACATCCGTAAATTCTAATTGAGTACTTGTTAATGGGTCGTATGTAATAGTTCTTCCGCTTTGAGTATAACCCAAAACAGGAGCAGCGGGCCTTCTTAAATAATTATAAAATCCTATTTGCGTAGCAGCAGGATATAATCTAAAACCAACAGATGCATCTATAGCTATAGGATTACTTGTTGAAACAACCCTTAATTGACTCTTTAATGCTAACGCCAATTCATCTTCATTTAAAAATCTAACATTATTAATACTACTACCGGATACAGTGTAAGCACCACCAATAAGATGGAGATAGTCAGAATCAAAAGTTACTAATCCTGTTGCATCAGAAGTAAAGTTTTTTTGCACCCTTAACTTTCTAATTGCATCATGAATTATTTGAGTGGTTCCGTATGTAGAGAACCATTCTTCAACCGCTTCTAATTGTGCATTATCTAGCGTTTGCATAGCTTCAGGTACAGTAACAAAAACTCCACGTTCTTTACGAACAATGAAAAGCATTTGATTATATACATCATTTATATTATAAGCCATTTTCTTCCTCCCAAATTCCCAACGCCCTGTGGGATTTTATTAAATAATAATTTTTACCGTTGTATTCGTATTTCTCCAAATACTTCTCCTCAAATCCAATAACATCACCAACTTTTAAATCAGAACCTTCTGGTGCTGAAATAACTTTTGCCCTATCTCCAAGTCTTGCTTTAAAAGTACTTTGAGGAACTTCTATACCCATTTGGGTTAATACCTCTTTTGGTATATCTAAATCTATTGGCTCAAGAATAATTCTATCACCAACTGTTTTTAATTCTTCACCATCAAACTTTGCATAAATATCTCTATACGAAGCTTTCCATACATCACCTGTTCCTGTATCTAAAAGATTTGTAAAAAAGAATTGTTGTGTTTCTCCAAAGCTAAATTGAGATTTCCACCTACTCAATTCGCTTTCAGAACCTTGACATCCATGAATAAAATTTCCACGATTATCGCTAAAGGTTCCAGACCAAGTGTGAGTAATCTTGCCCGGTAATGCTACAATAAATATTTTCTCTCCTTTACCATTAATAAATTTTTGATAATAGGGGCTATCTTTTGTAACTTCAGTAAAATAAGCTCCGTCTGATTCAAATTTTCTTTCAGCAACTACTGAATAATCAAATAAAACTTTGTCGCCAACATTTAATTTAGAAACCGTTTCTGCGTAATCTCCTTTTGGGTTTTCAGGTAATCCTGCTATTTCACCAACAACTGTTGCGTTCCATTCAGGACGAAATGAACCGTCTAGGTATAACTCTAAATCACCTATTTTGATTGTATCTTGAATAGGCTTATCTAAATTAAGAAAAATATGGTTTATCGGTTGTGCGCTCATAGATGGTATAAAATTAAGTTTTTTATAGGATATAAAAATAAAATGCCCCCAAAATTTTGAAGGCATTTTGAATAATGGGTTAAATCATTAAATTATTGCGTCAATATAAAGCTCATCAGGAATAAGTCTGAATTGTTGGCCATTAACCTCAATATCAACACCTACACTACTTACAAACATGATTTTGTCGCCTTTTGATACATTTTCAGCTTCTTTGCCAACATTCTCGACAACTCCTGTAATAAAATCCTTTTGAGCTGTTTCTGGCAAGTATAAACCGCTATCTGTTCTATCTTTAGGAGCATCTAGCTTAACCAATACTCTTTTGCCTAATGGTGTGAATTTTTGTTTCATTTAATTTAATTTTTGTAAAATTACTAATTTATTTCCAATTGTAAGGTATATCAATATCAATTCCCATGCCATTCATTGCATTTCCGTAAACCCTTATATCTTCTGAATAATAATGCTTAACAATACCCCCTTTTAATCTCACCAACCAAACAGAATTTACATTTAAACCATAGTCAATCAATAAGATACACTCACCTGCGCCATGCGGTGTGTGTACTTTTATAGGAGTTGAAAACTCGTGCATCATAAAACAAAATATAAGTATAAGATAATCCAGCTAATAGTTGCAGAAACGGCTATTCCTAAAAAAAACGATAAAACATTAAATTGAACTTTTTGATGCTCTTTTCCAGCATAAAATCCCATTTGATAATATCTTTTGTGAATATCTTTCATTATTTGTTATTTAAGACCCTAACTGCATAAAATTTACCGTTTATACCCTTAATTCTTTTTCCAACCTTTCGGTTTTTAAATACGGAATCAATCTTAACTCCAAGAAGGGCAGCTACTTCTGCCGCCGAATCCAATACGATAACCTTTTTCTTTCGTTCTTCTAAATCCAATGAACAATCATAAACCAAGTGTGTTAGCTCTTTTTCTATTTCACCAACAAACTCCGCTTTGCCTATATACTGCCTTGGGTTATTTTTACTTGATTTAAAAGCCATTTATCTACCTGTTTCTTTTTCTAAATATTCTTTCATTTTCTTAGTTGCGGCTTTATTAACGTCTATCCTAGGATTGAAACGATAATCATACCACATAACGTAATTACCAAATTGGTCTTTACCTTCCATTTTAACCCTACTAACAACACAACCAAATGGTTTTTCAACCTCTCTTGGTATTTCCCTAGCAGGATTGCTATATCCGGTAAGCTTAATAGAATTACTTACATTGATAATATCGCCCTTTAAAAGCGATTTAATTAAAGCGCATTTCTTGTTCATGTGTATTTGGTTTGATTTAGTTATTTTCCTTGACCTCGATACTGAGAAACGGCTTTTTGTTTTGGTCCTCGTGTTTTTTGTGCTTTTCCGCCCTTTCTTTTCCCGAAGCTTAGTTTTGTTGAAGTTCCTGTAGCTTTTGCCATAAAATTAATTTTTAATAAAATTAATCATTTTTACAAAACTACTAAAAATTTTAATTTAATTAATAATTAATTTAAAATGGCACTTCTTCATTTTTCTCAGACTTACCACTAGATAAAAGCTGTAAACTAGATACTCTAACAGATAATTGAGGAACTACCTCATTAGCGCTGTTAGAATAAGTTTTTGCTTCTGGTTTACCTTCTAAATAAACTTGCGTTCCTTTCTTTAAGTAATTTGATAGATTAATTTTTTCAGACCAATAAGCGCAGCTTACCCAAGTTGTTTTTGAAACTTCAACACCTTCAGAATTTTTATATTTTTCTGTGTGTGCAACTGAGAAATTAATTACATTTTTTCCGCCAACATTGTTGACAACTGCATCTTGACCTAAATTTCCGATTAACTGTAACTTTAACATTGTTTTTTTTTGTTTTATTATTAAAAATCTATTTGACTAACATCATCAATTACGCCTTGGTTATCCCAATTAGATGGCAAATCTAATTTTGCTTGTTTACCTTTCCAACCATTCCAAAAATCGTAATTCTTTTTATTTATAATATCCTGAGTAATATCTCTACCTTGAACAAAAAATCTTCTTGTATTCCAAATATATTCTACTGTTGTAAATCCTCTTTTACCTACGCTTTTCTTTTTAATCTTTTTAAAGTGAACCTCAGCTAATGGGTTCGTTGTATCTATTTGAGCAAATGGTCTATGATAAACTATAATATTATTCATCTTATTATTCCACATAGCACCATCTGCAATATCAAAAACATCTGGACATTCATAGTTTCCTGATTTATCTTTTTGCATTGATTTAGGATGCGCAATAATCCAAAAGTAAACATCATTCTTTTGAGCAAACCTTGCGCAATCTGCTAAAAATGTTTCTAAGTACTTATCAGTTCTTCCGCCAAATCCTTTGTAATCATTTGTAAGCTGATTGAAAGGGTCAATACAACAAAAATCAACTTTTTCTTGAATAATCAATTCCAAAAACTTTTCTTTTACATATTGAGGTGTTGGAGATAACATTTCTGCGCTTATATAAAAAATATGCTTTGATATAAAATCATAGGCTGCCTCATAAACTTTATTAGACGGCCTACTTGGATTATACGGAGTACATTCACATCCTAATAACATTTCTACATAGTCATGAAAGTATTCTTCAGCAGGAGTATCTTCGGGTGAGAATGTTGCTATTTTCTCTCCAAACAATAAAATCCTAGTTAGTATATACCATTTCTTAAAAGCACTCTTTCCATAGTTACCAATACCAGTAAGTAGCGTAATCTCTCCTCTTTTTGGTTTAAAATGAAAATCTATTTCAGGAACACCTATGCCAATAACTTTTTCAAATCCTTTTTCATTAATTTGTAAAGCCTTTTCTTTTACATCAATACCATATACAACATCTTCAACTCTATAATTCTCATCTTGATGCTCTTGAAAATCTTTCTTTACATTTATTTCGCTTCTAGTTACATTATCTACTAAAACTTCTTTTTGTAAAGTAGCTGTATTAAAATTAGAACGACTAGCCCTATATGCACTCTTGATTGCGTTCTTCATTTCACTCATAGTAAAATCATTACTAACAGTATACTCTGATGAAATCAAATTAATTGCAGAATCTTCTTCAATACCAAAACGACAACAAGCTGAAGCTAATTTAAAAATATAAATATTTCTTTCCCCACTAACAAATGCATCATTTCTATTTGTCAACCATTTTAATATCTTAGTAAAGTTTTCAGAATCCGTTCCACTAGACTCTTGTTTTACTAATTTTCTTTCTATTGATTTTATTTTAGTAAAAACTTCCGCATTTTCATTTATATAAATTTCAGGGTCATAACTTTCATAACAAACACGACTTGGATTAATTCCACTTTTATCTATTTCAGGAAAAACTTCTTGAAGTGACTGGAAGTGCTCTCTATGTTTTGAGCCATCAGCTATTTTAATCAAAGCTTTTAATCCATTACCTGAAGGACTCACCCAACAAGCATAAACAAATGGCTTAGAAATTATATCTGTTTGCTTTTCTCTCAAATCAGAAACATCATCAAAATCAAGCACAATGAAACCACTATGCTCAATAATTTGCTCATCCTTTCTATCTGCACCAAACTTTCCACTAAAGCATACACTGGGAAGGTTTGATTTTAATTTTTGAGATTTACTTTTATCCAATGTTCCACGAATCTCATTAACCAGTGTTTTACTTCTTCCATCAGAAATTCTACCTAAAGCGTCTTTTACAGAAATGTAAAATGGCTTTTTGGAGAATATGTTTTCAAATATTGTTACTTGCATCGTTTTGTTTTTATAAAGATTGCCCTAATTCAGATTGTCTTTTTTTGTATTCCTCTAATTCAGCATTTAACTTATTATCAGTATTTAATTTAATTGTTTTAGGCTTAAATTTACCTTTTTCGGTAACCGCATCAATAACCCATCTTTTTATGGTCAAATAGTCGGATTTAGTTTTATAGGATTTTTCAATCTTGTAAGAAGATAGTAAATCATAACAAGCATTTATGAAATCTTGCCCATATTCAGAAACTAGCTTCTCATTTTCATTTTCAAGCAAACTGATGTTATCTCGGTATAGTATTTCCTTTACTTTACTTTCCTTTTCTTTACTTTCTTTTCCTTTCCTTTCCTTTCCTTTAATAGCATCATTTCGCATACCGACTGCATTGCTTTTGCTATGCGTTTGCATTGCTGATGCATTAACTAATTGATTATCAGAGCTATTAGCCCATCTCAAATTAGCTGCATTACGTGCAGATTCTGTTTTTTTCTGCATAGAACGACATAATCTTTCGGAAAAAAAATGTGTGTCATCTATTGTAAATAATTCATAGTTTTTTATAACTGTTTCTACTTTTTCTTTAGAAGTGCCCCATCTTTTAGCATAACTTCCTGTTAAAGCTATTGGCAATCTATAGTCAGTTTCGTTCCTTAATTTTTCAATTAAAGCCCAAAATATACCATAACCCTCCATCCCTAATTGGTCAATAAGTATCATACATTTAGGGTCATCTTGAGAATTACTATCGTGTGAAAAATAATAAGCATCCTTTGCCATTGCAATATTTTATAGGTATTTAGAAATTAACTTGGTACGGAAAAGCAGCTCTTATCTTCTCTAACTGCTTTTCTGTTGGGATTAGTCTACCAGACACAATCCTTGATATTTCAGATTCCTGAATACCTGTTTTATTTGCAAGCCACCTATTCGTCCTACCATCTAGGGCGATTTTTAATAGTTCTGTAAGGGTTTTTCTTGGTTCCATTTTTTAAGTTATTTATGCAAAGTAAGTAATAATTTTTCATAATTACAAAAATGTAGATAAATAAATTTTTTATGAAAAAATATTTGTTTTTTAATTTAATTATTGTATTTTTGCGTTATGATTGAAAACAGAGATAATATTTACAAATTGGCCGAACTTCTTGATTTTATAATTGAGGTTTATAGGGATGGTGTATTTATTGGTAAATACAAGTATATAAACGGTAAGGTAACAAAAATTGATTAATATGGGGACTACAAATAAAGGATTTAAATACACTTTCGGTAACCCTAAAAATTTTTCAGGAGCAAAAAGGGGGTTAAATGTAAAAATGGTTATTTGTAAAAATAATAATAAAGTTTATAGTAGTATATCTGATGTTGCTAAAGAACAAAATGTATCAATAAGCTATATATCAAGATGTATAAGAATAGACGCTGAAGTTAATGGATTGCTTTTTGAATTTATAAAATAATAATAAAATGGAAATTAATTACAAAAACGAATTGTTTGAAATTGCAGGCAATATGGAAATGCTTGTAGATTTTACAGAAATTATTGACAGGTCTGAAAAGCTGCTTCAAGATGAAAATGAAGATGATGTTAAGGTTGAATTAAATTCAGTAGAGATAATTATTTGTGGTAGAGGAATAGATATTTTACCAAAATTATCTGAAAAACAAAAGCAAGAGATTATTGATAATTTAAGTATTTATTAAATGAAGTATTCGTCAAGTTTTACTCATGATTTAAACTTTGGTGAATCAGGTGAGGATTGGGTAAATGAAATATTTGCAAAAGGTAAGAAGGTTGAAGTAAAAACAGACCGTATGACACATAAAACTGGTAATGTTTTTATAGAATACGAATCAAGAGGTAAGCCATCTGGTATAGCAACTACTGATGCTGATTATTGGGTTTATAGGATAGATGAGGTTGGATTTGCTATTATATTTGAAGTTGAAATATTAAAAGTTAAACTTAGGAAATATTACACTGATGGAATGTATTTAAAAAAAGGTGGAGATAATGATACGTCAAAAGGATTTTTAGTACCAATTATACAATTATTTAAAAAATGAAAATTATGAAAAAGCTGTTAACATTTATTTTAATTTTTCTAGTATTAGAATCAAGCTCTCAAAAATATAACGGAGTAGACCTTGATGGTGATTTACAATCAGTAATTAATAACTTAAATAAATCAGGATACGCTATGTTAGGTTCAGTAGTCAATGGTGCTATATTAAAAAGTACAACAGGTGATAATTCACAAATATTTTTATGCTCAACAAGAAGTTCAAATACTATATTTAGAACTTGTGTATATAGTGAAAAGATTATTAATCAATCTGATTTAAAAGATGAGTACAACTATTATTATAATTTAGTTAAAAAGGAGTACGGTAACCCAACTTCTATTTATAAAAATTCAGCATTTTGGATAAATGAAATAGTAGATGTTTCAATTGAGGTTACTAATCTTAATCAAATAAAAATTGTTTACGATAATAAGATAAACTTAAATACAAAAAAATATGAGGAGTACAATAATCAATAAAAAGAAGATTTGTATTTCTTGTGGCAACTTAGATTATCATTTTTCTAAAAAAATGTGTAAGCAATGTGCAACAGTAAAAAGCACATCTAAAAGAGTTGAGAAATACGAAGAACAACAGCACGATGAAAGCATTTCGCATTTAGTTGAAGATTTGGATGCGGTATTTAGCCAGTATATAAGATGTAAATATGCAAATAAAGATGGTATGGTTGCTTGTTATACATCTGGCAAATTAATGAGGTGGCAAGATGCTCAATGTGGGCATTTTATAAGTAGAAAGAATTATGCAACAAGATGGCTTCCTCAGAATTGCAGACCACAATCAGAATATGATAATTGTTTTCTATCAGGAAACATTGATGTATATAGAAGTAAGCTAGAAGAAGAAGAACCCGGTATTGTAGAGTATTTACAAGAAGAAGCTAGACAAGTTTCAAAGCCAACGAGAGATGAATTAAAATCTTTAATTATAGAATACAGGCACAAACTAAATTTAGTAAAGAAAAAATTTGAAAAATGAGCGTAGAGTTAAATGAGTATTTAGAAAGACCAGAAGTTGAAACAGAAACATTGCTTTACAAGAGAAGATTGGAGGCAAAGATTATTGAAAAATTTAAAAAAGAATTTAAAGAAAAAATTGGTTATGAACCGCAGGTATTAACAATGATTGATGAGAGTTCTGATATACCAAAGATTCCAATTTTAATGTTAAGGGAATTTATTGACAGTGTAATGAAAGAAAGATTTGGTAATGAAATTTTTGGTGATGAAACAGCTAGACTTGCAAATGGTGGAAGGCATCGTGATATAGTCAATTACAGATTTATATATTTTAAATTGGCTAGAATGATGGGTAATAGTTTTGCATCTATAGGTCAAACAATTGCTACAAATAGAACAAAGAAATATGACCACACCACAGTTATGTATGGATGTAAGTCATTTGATGATTTAATTAATACAAATGAGCAGTTCAGGGATGTGTATTTGGACTTAGTAATTAAATTAAAAGAAAAGTTTACCAGAAAAGATTTAGTATTAAACTAAAAATATATCAAAAACCAAAAAAATAATATAATTTTACACAGTTCTCATGTGTGTTTTTTGGTTTGATTTAGTTAGGGCCCCTATTATTCTTAATGGGGGCTTTTTTATACAAGGTCCATCTCTAATTCTTCTATTGTAAGCGGTATTAAATTAAGCTTAATTAAAAGCTCATTTAACATACAAAGAAGTTGATAGTCTGATAGGTATTTTAAGTTTTTAACCTTTTCATTG